GCGATCTTCAAGCAATAAATGAGTTATATGATAGAGAAGCCATCACAAAATCAATACAGATGAAATCTCCAATAAATTACTCTTCCATAAAAACTTTTAAAAAAATTTGGAAAAAAACTTGACAAATTCTGTCAACATGTTATATTATAAAGGTAATCAAAAAGGAGAAAAAATGTTTACTATTTTACTAACCCTCTTGGCTTGTGGCGAAGAGAAGATTGATGATTCTGCGGCTCCTGTCGTAGAAGAACAAGAAGAGATAGTAGAAGACACTTCTTCTGCTGAATGATGGAACGGTTTTGTTAGTTTCCAGAAAAAAACTTTCACTTTTTACTTGACAAACTTAGTCAACATGTTATATTATATATGAGACGCAAAACTCCCAAACAATTGCACTGTGGTTATTAACTTCACCGGCGAAAAAGTTATAAAAAAAGGTTGACATGATGGACATTTCATGTTATATTATAAAAGAGTGAATAACTCAATCTCATTAAACATTGGAGGAAAAATGAGCAACAATACTACTATTACTACACAAACTTACCGAGGAACATTTGTGAAAATTAACGGGGAATCTCGTTCTATGCGATTCGTTCGAATTGCCGATCTCCCCTCGGGAACAATCTCAGAGTCTGCACACCAGCATATTCGTCATCTTCAAGAACTACACGGTTCCGAAGTGGTTTATGATCTGGACAAGCAAGGATTCCGTTCATACAACTGGAAGACCTCAACCGACTCTTCAAATGCTGAAGAAACTGTTTCTATCAGTATCTAATTCATGATGCGGTTTTTGAGAAAGTTTCCGGAAAAAAACTTTCATTTTACACTTGACAAGTACTAGTCAACGTGTTATATTATATACATAATAAGAGAAGTGAAACTCCAAAACATTCACAAAGAGGTTATGACTTGTTCCGGGATAAAAAGTCAAAAACAATTTAAGACATTTCAATTATTAGGAGGAAACATGTCAAATTCAAACGTAACAATCTTTAACGGTACATTCCGTAAACTTAATGGAGAAACACGAACAATGCGATTCATTCGTAAAGCTGATCTCCCTGCTTCTATGGTAAATGAGGCAACTATTTCTAACCTTGAAGGAAAGACACACAGTGAAGTTGTCTATGATGTTGATAAGCGCGGTTTCCGCCAGTTCAACTGGAAAACAGCCGAAGGCGAAGTAACTGAAACTGAAAGCACATTTAATTTCTAACCGGTTTGGTTTTTGAGTAGGGGTTTTCCAATTAAAAAAACCCCTTCATTTGGACTGCTCTTTCCTGCTCTGGAAGGATTGAGTAGCGGTTTTCTTTAAAGTTTCCGGAAAAAACTTTTACTTTTTACTTGACATATCATCAAAAATATGTTATAATGTATATGGGAGCAAGATTAAAACTCTGCTTACCTTAGTCTGAGAAGACAAAAAACATCGCCTAACAAATGGAGAAAATAACATGGCACTTAACATCGACCTAATGAAGCAAAAACTTGCTCAATCACAAAACAAAAATGCTGGTAAAAACAGCGGGACCAAATGGCGTCCATCCGAAGGAGATCAAACTATTCGAATCCTTCCAACTAAAGACGGAGACCCGTTCAAGGAGTTCCACTTCCACTATAATGTAGGAAAGAATCCTGGAATTATGTGTCCAAAGAAAAATTATGGCGAGCATTGCCCAATCTGTGACTTTGCGTCCAAACTCTGGAGAGACGGAGTTGATAACAATGATGATCAGACTAAAAATGCTGCAAAGAAGTTGTTCGCTCGTAAACGATACTATTCACCTGTTCTTATCCGAGGCTCTGAGTCTGACGGTGTAAAGATTTGGGCTTATGGTAAAACAGCTTATGAGACACTTCTTGGATATGTTCTTGACCCTGATTATGGCGACATTACTTCATCCGAATCTGGGACCGATATTGTATTGAATTACACTGTTCCTGGAACTCCCGGGTCTTTCCCAAAGACTCAACTTAAACCTCGTCGCCGTCCCTCCGTACTATGCGACGATGCCATTGCTGACTGTGATGCTCTTTTAGATAGCGTCCCTGACATTGAAGCACAATTCAATAGACTGTCCTCAGAAGAAATACAAGCTATTTTGGACGACTATCTATCTACTGATTCCTCCTCCGAAATGTCCTCCTCAGAAACTGCTAAGTACGGCAGTACAGTAGATAAGAAATTAAATGACTTTCTAAGTTAGTGATGGATTTCGTTATGCCCCCCGCGAATTAAAATAATGGTGGGGCACTATTTTATTGGAGAAACCACATGACAAAAGCAGGAAAAATTGACCTGAAAGCAATGCAGAAACTGGTAAACAAAAAGACCGGTTTGAATGTTGCTCACAACCTAAACGAAAATAACCCAACAATTGTAAAACAATGGATTCCAACAGGATCACGATGGCTTGACTCCATCATTGTCCGAGGCAAATATGGCGGAATTCCTGTTGGAAAGATAACAGAAATCGCTGGACTATCTGGTTCCGGCAAATCCTTTATGGCCGCGCAAGTTGCTGGTAATGCCCAGAAGATGGGGTTATTCCCTGTCTACTTTGATGCTGAATCCGCTATTGACCCAGACTTCCTAGAACACGCTGGTGTTGATACAGAGAATCTAATGTATATTCAAGCTGTATCTGTTGAGAAGGTTTTAGAAACCATTGAGATGCTTATGGATTCATATGAAGACACAAAGTTTCTTTTTATCTGGGATTCCATCGCTGCAACAAGTTCTGAGAAAGAAATTGAATCTGATTTCAATCCTCAATCTACAATGTCCGTTAAGCCAAGAATTTTCGGAAAAGCTTTTCCCAAATTAACGATTCCTTTGGCTGATGGTCAACATACTCTTCTTCTGATAAATCAGCTGAAGACAAACATTAATGTTAACAATCCAATGGCGGCTTTGGTTGAACCATGGATTGCTCCCGGCGGTAAAGCTATTGAGTACTTCTCTTCTATGAGAATTTGGCTTACAAAGCGTAAGAGCAAAGCAGCCTATGTTAAAGATGAAACAGGACTTAGAATAGGCTCAGAGGTTAAGTGTACTCTACAGAAGTCCCGCTTTGGAACAGAAGGGCGTCAATGCACCTTCAAGATCCTCTGGTCTGGTGAAGCAGCTATTCAAGATGAAGAATCTTGGCTTATTGCTCTTAAGTCCTCAGGAACAAAAAGGCTTAAACTTTCCGGCGCTTGGTATGCCTTAGAGCATGCCGATGGGAAAGAAACAAAATTTCAAGGAAAACATTGGATAGCAAAATTGCAAGATCCGGATTTCCGAAAAACAGTAACAGACCTTATGGACGAAGAAATCGTTAAGAAGTTCGTCTCAGAAGGTAAAAACTTTGGTGTGAGTGAAGATTAATTATCTTCGTGTTTTCTCCGTTGCGGTAGTCTTGTGGTTGAGGCTACCGCATTTTTTTTATTCTTTTTACTTGACAAACTGAGTGTAATATGATATAATATATATATGTTCAACAAGAGGAGATAACATGAACAATATTTTAAGACAACTACCAACAAACCCAGGCCAATTGGCTATTGAAGCGGGATATTACAATCCCTATGAAAACCATGAAACTAAACTTTCCATGGAATACGTGCATGCTTTTGAAGATTTTCAGATAATATCTGTTAGTAATATTCAGAATAATGTTAATACTAGAACTTTTCAATCTAGAAAATCTGGGTATTCCCGACAAAATTTACAAGATGTCGAATCAAGCATCGCTGCTGAAGGGCTAAAAGATCCTATTTTTGTAAAGTTTATGCATTTTTGTGAAACAACAGGAGAACCTATATATCGCGTTGTCTCCGGACATCATCGCCACATGGCTCATATTAATTTGAAACTCAAAAGCATTCCTTGTTTTGTGATTTCATTTAATGATCAAAGTCAAAAACTAGATTTTGAACAAGCCGAAAACAGAGATAAGGCTCCTAGGAAAGCACATACTCAAGAAGATGCTGTGCTATACCTAACCAGAAAAAATGATATTGGCGCTTTCAATAAATTTGGAACTTCATGGGAAAAAAAGGGCGGGAGATATAAGGAAGTTATGCGCTTATTGAGTGTCTTTTACACTCACATGAATGGAGCGAGAAAAGGTAGGATTTTTAAAGAATTTTTGAAACATATAAACCACAATAGTTCTTTTTATGATTACTCCAGTATTGATGTTTTAAAGCAGGTTGAAGGATCTGGTTTCACAACCAATAAAGCCGTTGGGGAATCAACAAAAACAAATAAACAAGGTGAAGATGAAGTAATATCTTTTGCTATTTTTGGAAGAGCGCAAAATCTTCGTACTTCATTATCTGAATTAATGATAAAAATTCAAAAGAAAACTATTGAAATTAATTCTGAAAGTCAGTATAAAATACATTGTTTTATTACAATCGACAATCCAACACCTGCAACTATTAAATCCCGGAGGGAAAATTTTATGAAAGAGGATTTAAAAGCATGGAACAGTATATTTAAAACGCTGGAGTTTCCTGTTATTGAAAATGTTACTTTCTTAAAACAAATAAAGAACAAAGAAGCAGAACATCTAGAATATTTATTCAAAGATGGTGAATTTACTGTCAAATAAAATACGATGGCGGCTTAACACCGCCTTTTTTACCTTTTTATTTGACAAAGACGGAGATTATGTTATATTATTAATGTGGAGGACAAATGAAGAATGATAAATTATGGCTATTGATTGATAGCACACACAAAAAACTAGTGAGGGCCAGGTATTGGACAACTTCGCTTAACGACTACAAACAGGACATTGAAGATGCAATAAAAGCATTGGAAGAGGCATTAAAAAAAATAGAGGAGGAATAAATGAAAGCATTATTAGCAATTATAATTTTCCTTTGTGCACAAATTATAGCTTGGTTTCAATCAAACTCAGGAATAATCGGAGAGCCATTTAAATCAAATTATGTTTTGATTGCTTTTATAGCTGGGCCCATTGTATCGTTGATGTTCGCAAATGCAACAATTATGCTCTATGAGTCTATGCCGTTATGGTCAATTAGATTTGTAACGTTCGCAATAGGATATGTAATTTTTATACCATTGACTTGGTATTTTTTAGGAGAAGAGGTTTTCACACTTAAGAACATCATATCGTTCTCGTTATGCTGTGTGCTTATCTTAATACAATTTTTAATGAAATAGGAGGATTAAATGAAAAAAGTTATGATAATTGACGGTCTCAACATGTTTTTGAGATCATACATCGTGGTGCCATCCATGGACAAACACGGCGCACCAAACGGGGGAACTTATGGTTTCATGAAGTCCCTACAGAAGATTTGCGGAATGTTCCAGCCAGATGAAGTTATTGTCTGTTGGGATGGAGAAGGAGGTTCACAAAAGAGAAAGCAAATTGATAAGAATTACAAAGCAGGTCGTAAGCCCGTTCGCTTTAACAGAAGACTTATTGACCTTTCACCAGCAGAATCCGACAAGAATAAGTACAACCAACAGTACAGATTAATGGAGTATCTCAACGACCTTCCAATAATCCAAACAATGATTGATTATGTTGAAGCAGATGACGTAATAGCCTATGTTGCTCAACACAAGAAATATGAAGAATGGGAAAAGGTGATAGTGTCCTCAGATAAGGATTTTTTCCAGCTAATTTCGGATAAAACGAAGCTATATCGTCCGATACAGGATGAGTTGGTAGATTACCCTACCTTGATAGAAAAGTTCTCAATTCACCCGAAAAACTTCGCATTAGCGAGAAGTTTAGTTGGAGACAAATCAGACAATCTCCCGGGAGTTCCAAGAGTTGGCTTGAAAACAGTTGCCTCTAAATTCACGTTCCTAAAGGAGTCAAAACAGTATGAAGTTGAGGACATAATGCAACACTGCGAGAGTCTGGATAGACTGCTTAAGGTTCACGAAAATATCTTGGAACATTCTGTGCTTGTTGAGAAGAATTACAAGATAATGCAGCTATATAGTCCATCAATCTCTAATATGCACAAAAAACAAATAAATTTTTCTTTGCAAGAGTTTGACCCCAAGATGGAGAAGTTAGAATTAACCAAAAAGCTCCACTATGACGGCATTGTAGGCTCATCATTCAATATTTTGATGAACATCATGAAAAAAATAACTTTATAAAAATAAAAACTTGACAGACTTTTACTAATCTGTTATATTACTTATAACACCGGAGAACAAATGAACAACCAATCAGAAACATTTCAGAGGTTTGGCAAAGCCTTTCAAGAAAAATTTTGTCACCTTATGCTATCGGACAGACCATTCTGCGATCAAATCTCAGAGGTTCTAAACACAGAGTTTTTAGATTATGAATATCTTCGGGTGTTCGTTAACATTCTCTTGGATCATCGAACAAAGTATAAGGTTCACCCATCATACGAAATTATGGAATCACGAATTAGGACAGAATGCAACAACTATAGTAAAGCACTGAAAGAACAGCTTTTGAAGTTCTATGTCTCTGTTAAAGTAATAGACAGAATTGAGAACGCTCCTTACATCAAAGATAGTTCAATTGACTTCTGTCGTAAGCAGATTCTTAAAGGAGCAATGATGAAATCAGTTAAGCTGATTAAATCCTCTTCTTTTGACGAAATCTCAAAGGTTATTGAGGAAGCACTTAAGTTGGGAACGGACAACAACTTTGGCCACGACTTTATTAAAGACTTTGAAGAGAGATACACGATAACTGCTCGCAATCCTGTTTCCACTGGATTTGATCGTATTGATGACATTATTAAAGGTGGACTCGGTAAAAGTGAATTGGGCGTTGTTATCGCTCCCACAGGAGCCGGTAAATCAATGGTGTTGGTTCACTTAGGAG